ACCGGCGATAGCCGTAATACCCGCCGCCGCCGCCAAAAATCAGCAAGCAAATCAAGAGAACAACGAGAAGGCTCATAACTGGGCAATGATTTGTTTCAGGCGCGTTAAACCGCCCCACGAATGGGTTAGCGTGTTAGCAGCGTCCCACCAGACCGATGGAGGTTTCCATGCACCCACACTGCCGGGGAAAACCAGATAGACCACGCTCTTGCTCTCGGTGCCGCCGGATTTCGGATTACTCGAGATCGCGAGCGCTTCAGCCAAGCGCATCGAACCTTCTCCAATCTTGCTTGACGGTCCCACGTCGCCGTAGACCGCATAGCAATTATCGCCGGTTCGCGTGTTGTAGACCAAACCAACGTCGCCCAGCTTTGCGCCATTGGAATGCTGGCCGGGAAGCACGAAAAAGGGGATGCATTCGCTGTCCACATAGCGGTATTGGCTGGCCTCAGGGTAAGCAGGGTTTGCTAGCGCTGTGGCGCTAACATAAAAGCCGGGAGTCGGATCGTAGATTTTCTGAATGATTGGCATCCCTTTGGAATCGACCGGACCGCCCCACCAATCTTTGCCCGGTGTCCCGCCGTTGGCGGTGTAATCGATGCCTGAATTGTCCGGCCCATAGCAATTGGGCGAACCGTCTGCATCGATCATGAATCCGGCTTTGAAGACGAACGATTTAACGGTGCCGGTGACCGAATAAATCGGCACACCGGCAACGCTATCAATCTTTGATAGATCCGCCATTACTTGGGCTGGGCAGTCGGCGGAAGCGGTTGCGTCGGCTGGCCGGGTTGCGGCGGTTGCGGTGAAGGTTGCGGCGGCAATCCTTGATCCGGAGTTGGCGGCAACCCTTGATCGGGCCGCGGCGGCTGTCCCGGCCTTTGGGGTGGTAATCCTTGATCAGGTCGCCCCGGCGGTCGTTGTGGCGGCAATCCTTGGTCAGGCCGTCCCGGCGGTCTGCCAGCACCCGGTAAACCTTGGTCAGGATGCCCCGGCTGTCCCGGTGCAATCGGATGAGTTGGCTGGCCCGGCTGTCCCGGCGCAATTGGATGCGTTGGTTGTCCGGGTGGGATATCAGGCAAACCTTGGTCAGGATGGACAGGCTTGTTGTTGTCTGGGGGAAGTTCCGGCAGTTGGTCGGAATTATACCAAACGTCGATGGATACGTGGATTAATGCCATATGGTTTTTATTCTCCGTCAGGGTATGGAGGATGTTTAGAGATCCAATCACTTTGATTGGTGTTCAGCTTATTGGTCCACTCCTTGTAGGTCACGCTCGGAGTAGGTGTTGGTTGTGGTGGAGTCGGCGTCGGAGAAGGTGTCGGGCTTGGCAGCGTCGTTTTGGTCAGGTCATCGTCGCCGGAATAACCTTCGGTCGGCGCCGTGTCCCAGCCGATCAGATACCAGTTGACCGGAACGCCGTTCAGGGGCGCTGAATCAGGACCGCGGACAATAATACCAACGTCGCCGGGATTATGCTGGCCAACCACATTCCCGGCTGGGCTTTCTCGGACGTTAAGAACCGCGGTTGGAGTGACAGCATCGCCGCTTTTAAACTTGTTTCCTGCCGGAGGAGTTGGAGTCGGTGTTGCGGTTGGGGCCGGGGTAGGTGTTGCGGTCGGTGCTGGCGTTGGTGTCGGGCCGCTCCCCCCGGCACTCTGAATAGCGCCGAGATTATTGCCGCTGTTCCCGTACATATCGACGTTCATCCCTGCCGGTACGCTGACTGCTTTGCCTTTGGCCCATGAATTGTCTGCTAGCGCGAAAGCTGTCTCCATCCCGATTGGGTTATAGCCGATGGGTGCGCCGGTCGTTACCCTTGTCGCCGGAGGTGTGGCGCTGCCTTTGACCCATTTATAGGTGCCGCTGGTGACGAACGGGCTGGCAGCGTTGGTGATCTGGTTAGAGCCGATGCCGGTCGAGCTGAAACCGTTGTTGGTCACGCCGGTCGGCCAATTCGGCAGATAATTGATGAAGAGATTGTTCTTCACCTCGCTGCTAGCGCCCAGCGTGGTGCCCGGGCCGATGACATTCGATTTATTAAAATCGACGAAGGTGTTGTGATAGGTCAGCACCTTGCCGAAGCTAGCGCCGTTCTGGAACTGGATCGGCGTATTGCCGGTCTGGCAATCGCCTTGGAACATGATGTTGCCGTAAAAGACCATGTTATCGCCGGGCAATTCCCGGTCGAAGAAAACGCCTTCGGAAGTGACGTTGGCAACCACGCACCAGCGCATGGTGCCGTTGGTCAGCATTCCGCCGGAATAGAGCACGTCCGGGTGCGGATCCTGACTGTTCCCGCTAAAAACGATGTTGCTGCTAGCGTTGAAGAGGTACGAATATTCGACGGTTGATCCGGTATTACCCTTCCAGCAGAAGAGAAGAGCATCGGTGTCATGCACTGCGCATCCGCTGATCAAGCTGCTTGGAGGGAAATGGATGCCGTCCGCTTCCTTCTTGCTCGAGTTGATGCCGGGACCGTTGAGATCCACGTTCCGGACAGTCAGATTACCTTGGCTTCCACCGGCATCGATCCCTTTCGCTCCGCTGGCGAACTTGATCAGGAAACCGAACTTGGTCGGCAATCCGGGTGGACTCCAGCAGTTGCCGTCAATAGTGACAAACTTGCCTGAAACCAGCCAGCCGGTGTTGAAAATTGCTTGCGAATCCATGCTAGCTTGCCAGCCGGTATCGACCCCGTGATCGGCGGCGGTCGCGCGTTTGATGGTCAATGGACTGCTAGCGCTGCTGCCGCTGGCGTTGACTGGAATCCCGTTCCCATAATTTCCGCCAGCCAGATAGATAACATCCCCAGACCCCGAGCTATTGATGATTGATGTGTTAGCAGGAGTGGACCAGCTTGAACCGTTCCCCGAACCGCCGGGAGCAACGAATTTAGTTGCGCCTGAGGCGACAGCTACGAGGAAAAGGACAAGGATAGAAGCTAATTTCATGGGGTGGGGATTTTCTGCACTTTGGTGTCTATTTCTCTGACTTTATCCAGCAGTTCTACCTGCCGGTTTTCGAAATAATCAATGCGTGCGCGGATGTAATGGATCTCCTGCAAGGCCCGCTCCACTTCCTCGGTGCCGCGGTTCTCCGCTTTGTTGGTCGCCCAGAAGTTGCCTAATCCGGTCAGGACCACCAGACCCAAGGTCACCAGCTTGACCAGTGGATCACTTGAGGAAAGCAACGATGAAACAGCAGCAGCTTTTCCGTTCTCCTTAACCGTGGGGGAAGGTTCTTCAGCCATTACCAGTACTCGAATTCGCGGGTCCGCGACCTGTTTTCCAGACCGCAATAGGTCCAGCCGTGGCGCCCAAACACTTTGATGGTGCTAGCAAGCTCTTCTCCTCCCACCTGAGGCGATAATTCCCACGCCGCGCCGTACCAGAAGAGGGATGGCGTCGAATCCCCGAAGCAATAGCACCGGACGAACTGATCCAGTCCAGCCCGGTGCAAGCCTTCGAGGGTATGGGTTGCTGCTAGCTCGTTGAAGATCAGAATCAGGGAATTAACCGCGCGACGATTGACTTGAACCCGTTTAACCCAGAATTCGGGGAAATAGGCCGATCTGAGCGGAAACGGTAGCCTCAGGGAATGAAGATTCCGGCCTTCCCATTGCGGCGTCGGACGCCCGGTATTCACGTCGAGATCGAACATCCCATAAAGAGTGTTCATGTCATCGAGGTGCTCGACTTTGGCGTTCAGTTTAACGGCTCGCATCGTCTAACGCTTTCTTAATCTGTTCTTTTGAACCCGCTTTGCTCTCGAAACGCGAACCGTCCCGGATCTCGCGGCCATAGTAATGCTTGCGAGTTTGAGCGGCGTGTTCTGTGGCACGCCGCTCGCCCTCACTTTTCTTTGATTTAACGATGATGTTCAAAACATTCCCAAACCGCCCTTGCCAGCGCCAGCGGCCAGCCCGGGGCGCATCGCAGCAGCGGAACCCGGTGCCGGAGGCGCACTTGCGCTAGCACCAGCATCCTCGGTAGCCTCCTGCGCGGATGATTCATCGACCGGCTGGCCATTGACCGCCTCGATCTTGATGACGGCGTTCTCGGCATCAACCGATTGCACCGTCCCATCGACCGAGTAGGACACCGAATCGCCTTGTTGCGGCGGAACGCCGTCCTCTGCCAGTAGATCCAAGGGCACTTTGGCAGTGAATCCGGTTCCATCGGCCTTAGGTTTGACGCTGACTCCGATTAACGCTGCCATTAGCTTAGGTGCCTGTGTAGGCTGTCTTGGTTTGCAGCACGATCCCGTTCCATGTACTCAAGCACACTGCGTTGTAGAAAGTCTTCCACACGTAGGTGATGAACTGTCCGAATGGGTTGGCGCTGTCTGGATCCGTGATGGTGTAAACCTTCGGTTTCGGAGGATTTTCACCGCTCAGTTTGGGTGCGGCAAAGCTGTCCTTGCCGAAGACCAGAGCCGCGATGATAGCACCGCCGGGAACGGGTGTCCCTTCAGTGCCGCCGGAGGTCTGATAGCAAGCGTTGGTCGCGCGAACCACCTTGATGCCGGATAACGTCCCGATCTCGCCTTTCCAGATCTGGTCCGGCTTGTTGAAGGCGCTAGCATAGACCCACGCCGAGCCTTGTTCCTCGATCAGGTCGCGTTCCTGTTCCGGCGAAACAACCGCCACGAACGTGCCGTCGTCGAATTCCTTGGCTTTCTGGACCCGAAGCTTGGTCACGGCATCGATCAGATCATCTCCGCTGAACCGGCCCGTAGCACCAGTCAACGCGGAAAGCGAAGTGAAATCGGTTGCCGTCCCGGCGTACATCCGGCCAAATTTGGTCGGCTCTTCCGTCGATCCCATGATGCACGCATCGCGTATCAACGTATCACACCATAATGCAGCCTCTTCCCCGAATTTTTCCATCAGGGCATCCCCGGTATTCAGGAATTCTGTCTCGTCGACGATATCCGATACCTGAGCGTAACCGCCATATTGCTGGAGTGAGCGGGTCACGAACTCGAAGATGAGTTTATAAGGCGCGTTGGTCGGCGGGACGCCTTCCGTCAGGGTAATGACGTTGGCGATGCTAGCGGGTGGTGCCCGAAACATCCTCATCGTCTTGCTGCCTTGGCCGGTGGGGATTTCCGCCGGGTAGCAGTATTGATAGAGCTGAAGCTTGTCGATCTGATGCTCCAGCAACTTTTTTGCGAAATAAATCCTATATTCGGAGGCTTTATCAGTCGTTGAGACTGCTCCGTAAATAGGTTGATTAACCGTAGTTGCCATTGTGTTTAGTCGCTACTTTTAAGGATCAGAGCCATCCCGTGGTGTCCTTGCTCTTTTTCGATGCTGCTAGCAGGTGTTTCCGCATGTCAGTGCTGGAAAGCTTGGCGAAATCAGCCGTTGAGTTGACTCCTCCATCTCCCATGCGCCCCGGAACACCGCCGCCAATCGAAGTCAGGCCGGTATAACGTTGCAGCTCTTTCGTTAGTCGGGTGTTCTCTGTCCGAAGACCCTTAACGTCTTCCTCCAGAAGTTCCCGTTTAGCACGGTCGTAAGCGGCATAAATGCCTTGTGGATGGTTGCGGTAAGCATCGGCATTGGGACCGGCGAAGATCTCGCGCAACTTGGTGTCGACCCGGGTGCCCGACTTCATGAAATCGGGGTCAGCTTGTGCTAGCTCGCGTTCGGCGGCTTGCCACTGCTGCCGGTGCTCTGGTGTACCGAGTTTTGGAAGCTCAACGACCATTTTAGAGGCTTGTTCTTCAGCCTCCATGGCCTTGATCTCCTCATCAGCCTTGGTAACCAGCTCTTCACGGCCTTCGACGCCTTGTTCGGCTTCCTTCCTCCATGTCTCGCGATATTTCTTGAGATCAGCCAAGGAATAATCGCGTTTTGGCTTCTTCGACTGCTCAAACTCCGCTCGCTCTCTGGCAAACTGCGCTTGCTGCTGTCGAAATGCTTCTTGCTGCTGGCGAAACGCGGCTTTTTCGCGTTTGGTCCGCTCGTACCGCGATTCCTGCTTTTGTTGCGCGGCAGATTTCGGTAATCCGTCGCCATTTTGCTCACCATTTGTTCCACGTGGAACATTTTCCTCCGTGCCGGTCGGTTCACTGCCGGTTTCGCTAGTTTCACGGCTTTCTTCGCGGCCAAACTCTGGACTCGGCGCACCTTCGAAGGCTTCGTCACTGCTAGCAGCGCCTTGCGGCCCGCTCGACATGGAGACTATCTCGCTCATTCGTTGCTAATTTCTGATGGCTGAGTTTCCGCCGCTCAAATTGAACCTCCGGCCATCAATCGGGGTCCGTTGCGACGGTAGCGGCTCGACATCCTCGTCCGAATATTCGCTCTCCTCCTCTGGTGGAAAACTTCGGAGCCGATGGATTACGGCCAATAGATCCTGCATCCCCCGTGCCCTCGCACTTGCGCTCACCCTTTCGTGGTAAACGGCTTGAAACGTGTTGGTAGCTACGGTTTGACGCAGAAGTTCTAAAAGTTTCTGTCCGGCCAGCGTCCGGGTAAAGACATCGAACGCCTTGGCATCTTCCGGCGTCCAGTTCACCGCACGCTGGAACGGAATCGAGATCAGACGCCAGATCATTGCCTTGATCCAAGCTTTCATTGCGGGCCTCCGTTGTTTTGCGGGTTAGGCGGGCCAGCCGGAACACCGGGTTGCGGCGGCGGCGGGACCATTGGCGGGACACCGCCCGGCGGCGGGCCTCCACGCATCGTTGGCTGTCCCGGCGGCGACTTCAGGTTGGCCATTGTGCCAGCAGCTTGCTGTCCGGCGGCTTGCTGTTTCTGCAACTGGTTCATGGTCGCCTGAAACTTCTGGGCGAACAGTTCGATCTGCTGCCGGTTCTGGCGCATGTACTGCGCATCCTGCCGTGCTAGCTGAACGTGCATCATCCCGTGTTGCATTAATCGTCCCATGAAATCGGGTGCAATCGGTTTAGGCGAAGCGCCCGGTTGCGGTTGCTGACAAAACTGGATGAACTGCTCGATCATAGTGCAATGGATGACATGATCATCATTCACTGCTGCCTGAGGCACGAAACCGTCGTTCATGACGGTATTTTCGATGGCTTGATCTTCCTGCTGATCGGCGGTCACCTGTTCGGGCTGGGTGTAGAGATCGACGATCCAGCTTGAATCCATCAGCTCGATGATCTTGCGGTCGATCTCGGGAACCACGATCCATGGGCTACCTTGTGCTAGCTGCCGGAGCTGCATCAGCTTCTGGATTTCCTTATCCTTGGAATACCCGTCGACCGACCCGTTTGGCCGGAGCAAGTACTTGTTGTCAAACGCAGCGTCCGGCAGGGTTATTCGGCGTTTCCGCCAAAAGTAATCGAGGCTATTTTTGTCGTACTGCTTGAGAATGGACCAAGCTTGCTCGTAGATCGTGGTCGTGGAGTCTTTTGATATCCGGGCACGCAAATCATTACTCTGCTGCATGACGGTGGTGATGGAGTTGACCTCCGTTGCAGTACGGCTCTTATCTTGCGTGTTTGTTTGTCCAATTCCAAAGTCAGGAATACCCACTCGTTGCTCGGCCAAGGACTTGTTATTCTGGACTTCCTGATCAAAATCTACCGGCGGTGGAGGTTGCTGGACAAGCTGGAGAATCGCGTCATAAACCGCACCCGGTTCCCAGCGAATGTTTTGCGCATTCACGCTCCCTCCTTGGCTGGATAGAACCGGGCGGTTGGCAATACTCATGTAATCCAGCTTTTCATTCCACATCTTTGTGGCGCTAGCTTCGTACATCTGGACCAGTTCCATGACGCCGCGGGACGAATAGAACATCTCGTCCAGCCATTCATAAGGCAGGGCGCAGATCGGCACCTGATGATGATTGTACGGCAGCTTGAAAGTCGCGCGGGCCGGTTCATCCGGCGCTAGCGGCGAGAACGTCTGAACTTCAATGTTGCCGTCCTCGAGCTTCTGATAGACTTCCCAGAGGATGATCAGGTCTTTCAACCGGGTGTAGCTGAGTCCTTCGGCCTGATAAGATGATTCCCGATATTTATTGTCGGGTTTACCGTCGCCTTTGATGGAATCGATGAAATCGTCATCCATGTTGTACCCGCAACTGGTCCCGGACCGGCGATAATCGGCCTCGCTCATGTGCATGACATGACAGACCCGATCCGCTTCTTGAAGCGTGGTGGTCCACGGCGGGACAATGACGAAATAGGGATGGATGCTAGCAAAAGCCAGCCGGTTCTTGGCCCCGTCCCAATAAGTCTTGATCAGCCCCATCCCGTTCTGGAGCGTGGAATCCATTGCGCACATCATTGCGCGAGTGAAATTGGACCGCTCACGGACCTGATAATCGAACCATTGCGCGACGGAATCAGTGTACGAATCCCCCTGCGATTCGAGCGAGTAAAAGGATGCTAGCAGCTCCGGCCCGAATACCCACTGCATGTAGTAGGCTTTCAGCTTCCCGATGGTGGTGTCACCCAGAGGCACGTGCATGTCGGCGGCACCGGACCACGGCTTGCGGGCACGCCGGACGCCGTGTTTCCGCATCTTGCTCCAGAGAATCTGCCGGTTTTCCCAATCGGAACGGTCGTCAAGATCCTTACAGATCTTGGCGTACAACTCATTATCGTAATTTGAAGGATTATCGGACAAAATCAGGCGACGGCACTGCCTTTGGGAAGAAGAAGGAGGCCGCTGGGTTTCGAGACGGTGGTAACGCCAAGCTTGAGCATGTTAGCGCCGATGAATTTCCGGACAGTTCCTGCTAGCGTGGCTCCTGCGCTCTGGCCGGATCCAACGGTGACGGTGAGGGTATCGCCCACGGCAATGGTTGCGGTCGAAACCAAGGTCAGCAGGACACGGCCTCCGGGCTGATTGGCGAAAGCCGCCCGTTCAAGTGTGGTAGCCATAATCAGTAGGGTGGTCGGGGAGTGAAAGTGATGGTTGCCGGAAAAGAAGGCCGGGGAACGAAATACATATCGATGACGCTCATGTTCTGAGGCTCGGGAGCGCTGGACAACTGCCAGTTCACCTGAAGCCGGTCGCCGTACATCATGATGCACCGGGGCGGCGTGGTCAGGTTGATCATGTCATCGGAAGGCTGGATGAAAGTTAGCAGCGCGTCACCGATGGTAATGTCGATGGGCAGCTCGACGATGGTTCCGGGCGCCTCTTTCATGGTGAAAGTGGCTGGAAAGGTTGGCCGCATGTAAGGCCGGATATAAACCGCGGACTCCTGTTCCGGCGACGGCAACCCTGACTCCTGCCAGTTGACCATCAGCCGGTCGCCATAGATCGGGAGCAACCGCGGATCGACTCCGGCCAGATCATCCGACATGACGAAGATGTCATGAATCACAGTCATCAGCGGGGTATCCCACTGATATTCGGTCGGCGGCGGTTGTCCGTTGCTCATACTATGGCCGGTTCAATTGGATTTAAGCGCTGCTAGCGCTCGTAGGGGTAGGTCTGTTCGGTGTACGGCTCCTGTTCCGGCTGGACCGGCTGTTCATAAGCCTCCGGCGGATTGGCCGGACCCCATGCCGGACTGACATCTTCCCGCGGATCCTGCGGCTTGGAATCCTCCCGCGCGTGCGCGTCATCATGCGACTCCTGAGCGGCAGCTTCTTCGGGCGGGACGGAAGGCGCGGCAGCGGCATCCTTCATCTTGTTATAATGCTCGTTGCGGTCGGCATCATGTTCCGGCGAGCTTTTATGGCCGATACCGCCCCAAGCGCCGGAACGAGCTTCCACCTTGATGGTGGCGAGCGAACCATCGGCTGGGTAATGAAGATTGATGACGTGCGGACCCACGGAATCGACCACTGGCTCATCGATGCCATCGGCCACGAAATAGGCGTTCTTCAGGAGTTCCTCGATAGTGGTGGCAGGAGTGGGCTGGAAATCCTGCTGGCCGGGCGCAGCTTTGGTGCGTTTACCTTCCAGCGCCTTGCTCTGACTGACGCCAGCGGTTGGCGGATCATCATCGGAGCGATGCTGGAGAAGCTGATCGGGATTATTGACCTGCTGTTCCTGTTCCGGCGGCACATTGGGCACCGGATCAATATGCGCAGAGGTTTCCTGAGGGGTAGTCTCAGCCGGGGCGGAAGATGACACGGCATCCATGAAAGCAAAGCTAGATCAGACTTGTCACCGATTGTAAAGCCTGATATTTCAGAACCAACAACAAACAGATAACTCTGAATGCTTGTAATACGACTGCCACAGTGATCATACCCGGCCCGGCGAGTGCCGGTGCCGGGATTGCAGGTAACGTCTCTGGGCATCAGCAGCGCAAGCTTTGCAGCAGCGCTTCAGCCATCCTTCTCTAGATCTAGACTCGTACCAGCCAACTGCTGCTAGCTCATGTCCGCGCACACAGTGAGTCTTGAGCGCTACCAGCACATGGTATCTCCGCATGTTTTCCAAATGCGTGACTGGCTCCAGATGGACGGGATTGATACAGTTCTTTCGACGGCAGAGGTGATCTACTTCATGTCCATCTTCGATACCGCCGACAAACATCTCATAGATAGCCCGGTGTAACGGAATTCTCCCGCCATTGATGCACAGATCGGGATAATGCTTTTTCTTTTCTTTGCCGTAGAGCCAGCACTCAGTGATTGGATCTACTTTGACTTTGCGGTAAACCTTTAGAGGAAGCTGCGAAACTACGATCATTCATTCATAGTATCACTCTCCAGCCCATCCACCTATTTTTTTCTGTATAGAAATCTCTTTTGAGCCTCCACCATCTCTAAAGTCGCTTGGCAACCCGTCGTAGTATTGATCCAACTGTTCCCACGGGTCATTGGTCCGCTGGGCGAACTTGGCAAAGCTAGCAGAACCGAGAGCGAACGCACCGGCCACGGCATCGGCCCGGTCCGGAGATTTGAGGCCGCGAGCTTTCATATCTTCCTTGGGTTCAAGCTGGGCGCGGCCTTTCCGGTCATAAATGATCTTCCGGGTGGTGAGTTGAGAGATCAATGTCGGATCATTGATCAGGACGATCTCACCTTTCTCGATCATCCGGGCGAGTTTACCCCAGATCTCGGCGCCCCGGTTGTAGTAAACGTCGTGCCGGGAAGCTTTCCCGCCGAAATCGAAGCGGTTAATGTTCCAGCCAGCATCTGCTAGCATGTCACACATAGGGGTGCCCATGCCTCCGGCATCCCCCCAGATCTGGGCGGCACGCAAATGATGCTTACGGAATTCGATGATAAAACGACCCACGGAGGAAACCGTATCTCTTTCCCTCCAAGCGATGAGTTCCAAGAGTTTGTTGCCGGAACGTATCGCAAGAACGTTTTCGTCTCCTCCGGCAGCAAAGTCACAAAAAGCAGAATAGTCATGGCGGCTGATCAGCGCACCGGGCGGGCTGGACATCAGGTTCATCAAGGCTTCGAAATTAACAGCCATCGGAGTGTTCTCATCCTCGGCCATGAACTCGCCAAAAATGGTCGAGCGGACGAAAGGCGCGTTCTCGCCGTAGGTATCGATGACATCCCGGATCCGTTCCTTGGAAATATGCGGACAATCCTGCAAGCCAACCTGTTCTGTTAAAATGAACTGTTCCCGATGCGTGGTGAAAGCGTCATAAAACCGGCCCGTTTTCAGGCCGGGGGAACTGATGAACAGCTCGACGTTAAACGAACAGCGGTCGAACGCCTGAAAGATCTCGTTCTCGACCGATTTGGCTTCATCGATGATGATCAAAAGCGGCGAATGCAACGCTTTATGGTGACCTTCCGCCCGGGAACTCTCATCGGTGGTGAACGAAAGGAAAAACCCGTTGTCATGGGTCTTGATCGTCCGGCCCAAGAACTCCCAAGCCGGGAACCTGCTAGCGTGCTTTTTCAGAGCGGGCATAATTTGAAAGTCTATTTGCTTCGCATCCGCCGACGTGAGGACAACCCTGCCTCTGGGGAAACGGTTGAGCCAGCGCAGGATCGCGACTCCGACCACCCGCTCCGATTTCCCAGCCCCGTTAGGCGCCGAGACAGCAACTTTCACCCGGTCAAGCTGGGAACACTTATCTATGACGGCCAAGACCTTGTGCTGCCAAGGGTACAACGGCGTTTCCAAGCCGATCTCGGCAAAGGCCAGCACGTCATCGAGCACCTTTCTGGCCATGCTAGCGCGGCCCTTCGGTCAGGACATCGATCAAAGGTTTGCCTTTGGGGAAAGACAGGTCGCCTTTCCTGATGATCCAGATCGGTCGGTCAAAAGCGACTCCAAACTCGTTGACGGTCGGCGCACCCGTCCACCATTCCCAACCTTCCGGCGGCGTCTTCCCGTAATACTGCATCACGCTCCCGGGCGGCACCCGCAACCCGGTCAGCGCATCCTGTGCCCGGTCCAGCATCGGCTGGGTCCGGCCCGTGGCCTCACCGCATTCCTCGATCCAAGCCACCAACTCCCGGATAGCCGCATCCTTGCAGTCAAACATCAGCTTCTCACGCTTGTTCATCATAAGATTACAGAATGGTGCTCCACACCGATATCAGGAGGTCTTCCAGATCCAGTAGACAAATCCCATCAGCGCCAGCGCCTCAAAAGCCGGGATCAAGTGAAGTATCGAGGTCATGTGATCGGAAACGCCGCCCATTTCCCGTTGGCAAATTCACGCACCACCCCGTCTTCCCCCAAAGCGTAAATCAAAATGATCTCGCGCCCCATCTGCCCGTCCGCGGCCTTCACCCGTTTATCATAAAAATTGATCACCTTGAAATCCACCGCCCTTATCACCGGCTCCCCATCCCCATTCTTCGCCTCAGGAGGTGGAAATACCGGCACTTCAGGAAACGGAGGGCGACTTATCGACTGCTTTGCCATCATTCTCCCTTATCCGATACGAATAAGCTTGACAAGACCTCAATTTCTCCCCCCCATGGTCCTAGCCGCCCCTTCCCCCTCTTCCCCTCGGCCAGAGGCGAAAGCCTCCTCTCGCCAGCGGCCCGGATGGTTGCTCCACACCCCGGCGCAGTGCTTGTAATTGCCATAAAACCTCCAAAATTGCCAATTTCGCCAGAGGTGAGGATCGCCGGGGGCCGCGGCTCACACCGGGGTACGGGTGGGGCACGGCCCCTCCTCACTTCCCCTTCTTGGCACGCTTCCTGCTAGCGCTGCTAGCGCTTTTGCTAGGTTTGCTAGCAGTTTGGCTAACTGGCTTAGCTGTTGACTTGTCATCGTCGCCGTTGACGCTAGCAGTTGACTTGTCATCGGTGTTAGGTTTCGGGTCCGCTTCCCTGCTAGCACTAAATTCCTTGCTAGCGTCCCGCTTGCTAGCGACGAGCTTCTCGACTTCGGCTTCCACGGTGCTAGCACGCGCTTGAAGCTCTCTGGCAGCCTCTGCGGTGATCACAAGGGTGTTGTTGGTTGTGCTGCTAGCGCTCAGGTTAAGTTGCACCTCAGGCTTGCTTAACTGTGTTGCGTATTGACGTTCTAGCATCCACGCAGCTCCTTGCCAGCCAACGGCGCCGTTCCAGATTTTTCTTCGGAAAGGCTTTTCGAACTCTAAACGCTTTTGGAGGATTTGTTGCCAACGTTCAGTCTGCTTAATTCTAGCTAGCGTGCGCTCTGAAATTCCTGCTAAATACGCTGCTTGACTCTCAGTAAAAGCGAGAAAAAGCGCTTCAGCAAGTGCTGTCAAGACTTTATCGCTTAGTTGCAAAGGCTTAGGCATAAGGCACTTACGCTAGCGTGCTAAAAAAGATTAAAGAATCTTGAAAAAGTACTTTACGTTTATCAAGTTTCGCCGATTATCATAGGTAGTTGGTTGTTAGTAAATGAGGCCAACGAAGCGAGCGGTGAATTCCAATTGCAGCCAGTAAGCGCCCCCCACGCTGAAAGCGAAATAAAGCTCTTTGGACATCTTAAATACGGTATGCGCGTCTTGCCAGCCCTTGCTGCTGCTTACTCCTTCGCAAGAGGATCTAAGTGAAACAACCGCGAATTGAAAGAAAAACTTCGTTGAGCCTGAAGGCTCTTCAGTTCTGTGATCCGAGTGATCACCGTGACCATTATCCAAATCGGTCCGGAGACTGGAGACATCAGCAGTAAACAAGACAGTGGAAAAAGACTCTTACTGATTTTGCGCTCATCGAGGCATCAAAACAAACTGCCTCTGTGAGCGCTGTTATCAGCAAGGTGCTGATAGGGAAAAGTGATTAAACAGAAAGAAAACAATATGTTGGAAGTGATTGAATTTGAAGGTGCGCAATATTCGCGCTGGGCGCTGGAACAAACTGAAGTCGACAAGCTTCGCAAGATGGTCCGCTTCTTCAAGGTGCAGCGTGGATCGCTCATCTCTGGCCTGACGATTGCCGGAATGAAACGAGCCGAATGCGTCGACTGGCTTTTAAAGGTCGAGTCTGACGATGAAGTCAACGTTGGCCGTGAAACTCACGTTGAATCCGAGAACGGCAACGATCTAGTGGAAGCGCCAAAAGCAGACGCTCAAGTGAGCGCTCCTGAGGCTCCAATTGCGCCTAAGGTTGAGGCAACCATGAATCGAGCCGAGAACCTGCTCAAAGCGCTGGCTGAAGCGCTGGCTGGCCAATTGGAGGCTGGCAAGATCGATCAGGAACAAGTTGCCGGATGGGTTGCGGCTGAAGTCGCTTCCCAAGTTGCCGAGACTGAGAATCGGCTGGCTGAACTGATCAAGAGTCAAGCTCGTCACGTCATTCTCGAAAAGATCGAGACTGGAGAGAAAGTCGACCTTGGTCTGCAACATCACCGCTTCGAGGCTCTTTTGCTTCGTTGCCGGATAGCTCTTGCTGCTGCTAGCAAGGGTAAGTATGTCAATATCTGGTTGGTTGGTCCCGCTGGCAGCGGCAAAACGACAGCAGCAGAAAACGTTGCCAAGGCGATTGAAGCGGAGCTTGGCGAACCGTTCCAGTTCCAGTTCAACGGTGCGCTGGATAGCGAGCATAAACTGCTCGGATTCGTCGACGCTAACGGCAACATCGTTAGTCGACCGTTTCGCGAAGTCTGGGAAAACGGTGGGCTGTACTTGTTCGATGAAGTGGATGCCTCGATGCCCGGAGCTTGCTTGGCCTTGAATGCGGCTCTTGCTAACGGGTATTGCGATTTCCCGAATGGGAAAGTCTATCGACATCCGAAAACGGTTGTCATTGCTAGCGGCAACGTCTGGAACGGTGCAACGGAAGATTACGTTGGCCGATTCAAGCCAGACGCGGCTTTCAGTGATCGCTTCATGAAGTTCCGATGGGACTATGACGAGAAGCTCGAGCGGGCGATTGCCCAGAACGATGTCTGGGTTGATTACGTGATCAAGGTCCGGAAAGCGATCAAAACAGAGGGCATCAAGCAGCACGTGGTTAGCCCAAGGGCATCCATGTTTGGCGCCTTGATGCTGGCTGGCGGTGTTCCTTGGCCTGAAGTCGTCGACGATTGCGTGCGCAAGGGATTGCCCGATGCAACGTGGGCGTTGATAACGGCCAAGGTTGATTCGATGAACTAGGTTCGCGGCTGTCTGGAGTCTGAAGGTTCAAATCCTCAGACTCTAGCAAGCTGCTAGCACGGTGCTAGAAAGCAGGAAGTGATTAAATTATATGAAACGAAGAAGAAGCTCTTTTAAAGGTCAACCCAAGTATCCTGTTAATGAGCAGGTTAGGGACACAACCCATGAGACAAGATTGGCCTCAGGCGGATGTTACCAGTCTTTCGGTTCCCCTGAGGATTTCGCCGCTATGTGCGAAAAGGTTGGCGTCCATTTTGAAGGCTCTGGCTGGCGTAGTCGCGAAAGTTCAACCCAAGCGCTGCGATTGCTTCGCCAAGGCGACAGCAAGCGCGTGGAAGCTGCGGAGGCGATCTGCGACAAGTTCCAGAACGATATCGACCTTGGCCAATCTTGGCCGCAATGGGAACTCGATGTCTGCGGTGCTTACCCTTGCGTGCCCAATTACTTGGCTGGCGTACCTGAAACCATGTACCGCAAACAAGTCGTTCAATCGGACAGGGCACCGATCACGATTTGGGTCTGTGTGACATCAAGCGGAGGATGCGAGGCTGAAGCGCTGGAAAAGCGGGGCATCGCGATTCAAGCGCTGGCCATGGCGCTATCGGTGACAAGGCAGGTTCAAATCAGAATCTTCTCAGGATTGGATGGCGGAAGAGGCGATCATATCATGAGCGTCGACTTACCTACTCCTGCGGTCTTAAGTCAGGCAGCGTTTATGCTGGCCAGCCAATCGTTTAGCCGTGGGTTGACTTACGAATTCCTCGAGAAAGCGACAGGAGCGGGAGGAGGCTGGCCAAGGAGCGTAGGTCACGGGAGCTATGAACAGCGGACAGCAGACTGGAAAAAGCTACTCCCGATAGCGGACGTGGATCTAGTTTTCCCTCACGTCTTCTTCATGGATCCGGATTACACCGATCCAATCAAATACTGCAAGACGATATTCGACAAGGTGACCAGTGGAGAATTGGCACCAATCGAGTAAGCGAGCGGACATCGAGCCTCAGGGGAACGAATCCCCTGCGGCTCCAGTCTGCTAGCATCAAGCTAGGCAGAATCAAAACAGAAAGTGATTAGCAAGAAAGTGATTAGCAATATGACAACCAAGACCACACAAAAGGCGCTCGGTTATGCCCTGAGCATCCGGCAAAAGGCCAATGAACTGGAGACTCTGATTCTCAAGCTGGAGGCTGGCGTTGCCAGTGCAGAGACTGCCTTCGATATCTGGGACCAAGTTTTCGACTTGGCTAATGAGGCCGCGGCCAAGACAGACAGACTTCGCTCGCTGTCTGCCAGTGAATCACTGGACATCCAAAGCATCACCGAATGACAACCAACGAAATCAAGGCAGCAAGGGAACTCTGGAAAGCGCGTGGAGTCCGTCTGACCATGCGCAATGGTATCCAGCATTTGAGCCTGATCAAGACTCTGGAAGCTCAGGCAGCTTACCGGAACTGGATCAGCAAAACGACAAGCCGAGTCTGGAAGAAGATAAGCTAACCAAAACCAAAACAGAAAGTGATTAGATAATGGAAAAGATACCCGGCGGGCAAGAGCCTACCCAAAGCGAAGTCGACGCCGTTTTGGCGTCAATTAAAATCACCAAAAGAAGCCAAAGCAAGTTCACTGGCGAGACTGAAAAGGCGGTCAATAACCTTCCGGCTCGGACCACGTGGTTCGATGACAAGGAATTGCGGATGATGTTGGCAGCGTTCCGGAACAGTCAGGGATTCGCGGCCAATGCGATCATCAAAGCGCTGATCAAGGAATTCGATGAAGCGCTGGACGCCCGGATCAAACACAAGCTCGGACTGGCTGAAGCTCCGGAGACAGAAAGGGATCCAGTCGAATGAAAGCAAAAGCAATCGCGCTCGCAGTGCTAGTGTTCGCCGCTTGGCATCATCACGAATGGCTGAAGACGGCGACAGACGATCAGATCCGGAGCGAGCAGGAATCCATGGTCTTGGATCGGGAGGATGACGCGCCATGAAGAGCTACGATCATTTTATTACCTACCATGATCCGTATGCCGCTTGGCTTGGCCAATGCGAATGCCGTCATTGCAAACCGGCGCCGGTCTATCCGGAAACGGATGACGCGCTGGAACGCGATGACGCGCTGGAGTGGGGAGGCGTGAGTCCGATAGATCCGGACGAGCTTGAATCAGAAAGGCGGTGAGTTTCGCAGTCTGCCAGTGCGTGCTAGCACTGGCAGGAAGCGCAATTAAGCGCAACCAAAACAGAAAGTGATTAGCAAAGTGAAATTAAACCGATTAGAAAAGTCCGTTCTCCTGATTGTCGCGGCCTTGGCCTTGGCAACTGGCATTGCCAGCGCTGACCTTGGCGATACCGTCGCCTCCAGTGAGGCCAAGTACGGGAAACCCACCAGAGTGGATCTTCCCTGCCTCAACTACATCCACAACGGATGGTGGATCCGCCAGACTTTCAACGCCAACGAGATTTGCGTGATGGCTGAGTTTGTCAGGCTGGACGGCAAACAGGTGACCGACACTCAGGCGCACAACATGGATAGCCACAACCTTCCAGCCTACACGCTGAACACAACCAGTAATGGATGGGTAACGACCAAATGGGATAACACCGGGACATTCAACAATGTTCAGAGCCATCTCTGGTCGACCAGTCAGGAGTGGTGGCAGGTGCTAGCGGGACAATTCCGCTACGGCAACGACACTAAATGGTTCTTCAGCCGTACCTACATTACCCCTGCTGGCCAAGCTATCGTCAATCACGAAAACGCCAAAGGTAACCAGAGTACCGAAACGGTTTCGAGTCCTGATACCAATATCTAGTTCGACTATCCGCCTCTGCTGCTAGCAGGGGCGGGAAGAGGAATTAGAAACCTCAATCAAAACCAAAACAGACGGAAAGTGATTAGTTATGTGTGAAAACGAAGCAAGAGAATCAAGGAAGGCTTTTAGAGCCAAGCAGTACACGCTCGGCGCCTTCAATAACGACGAGCTGCGAGCACTGATCTACGGACTGCGGGCCACGGCCAAAGGGAAAGGGCACGCGCTCCATGACGAGCTAGCAGAGGAACTGGAGATCCGCGGCCATGAGGAAGGATGGGGATTCAAGAAATGAACGAGGAAGTGAACATCAAACAATGGATCGAGCAGTACGTCGACGCGCTCAAGACGCTAGCATCGTTCCATAACGAAAGGCGCGAAAAAGAACACCAGATGACCGCTCCGGTGATGCTCCATGAGTTCGTCCTCAAGTACGGAAAGGTTTACAAAGGCCAGCCGCTGCCCAACAAATATCGCCTCAGGCGGATCAAGGAATGTTTCAGGAACGCCAAGCTGCTAACAGAACGGAGTAAGGTGCTGACCTACTGCGAGGGCTTTGTCGCAAGCGCTGATCTTCCCCTGATCATCCATCACGCTTGGGCGGTCAACCAGAAGGGCGAGGTGATCGATCCAACCTTGCGCGGATTCCATGACCTGAACGTCAGCGGAGGCGAGCGCGGCCATTACATGGGCGTGCTGTTTCCCAACTGGTTCGTCAAGCGTTACTGGGCTGGCTCGATGCTGGATTCTGATTTCGGAATCAGACGAACCGTGATCGAGATCTACGAATCGATAGCAGCAGATGGTCTGATGGATTGCACTCAGGAAGAAATCGAAAAACTGGAGGCTTGCTAGCATGAGTGGAACGACAAGGCTGGCAACCAGAATAGAAAAGCGGCGGGACAGCTCGGACCTGATCCATCGACTACCAAAACAGAAACGCGGTCCGAATTTTATCAAACCAAGAAAGAAAAGGAAAAAGTGAAAAGCGAAACGAACGAAACAAAAATGTTGGACGGTGTTCTCATCGATCCGTGGAGGCAGGAAATCAGCCGGATCCAGATCAGCTCGGATTCGGATATCTGGCGCAAGGTATTGCGCTGCGACTGCTACGATTGCATGGCAATCAGCACCTCGGACGGAATCAGCATGGATCTCTGGTTCGATGATGAAGGCCGGATGATCGAACCGCCTAGCCCGCGGTTCCGGTTGCGCCGGGGCGATTCGGTCGGCGGCGGCGAGATCGACATCTGTGGGTACGGACTGCTCCTGAGTTCAAACAACCGGGGCGAAACAATCGGTCTGCAAACCAACCCGCTCAATCTGGGGCGCTGGATCGCGCTAGCAGGGCTGGCGTTTGAAGTGCCGCAAGGCAATCCGCGGTTCAAGGGATACGACACCGAATTCCTCGAGCAGAAAATGCGGCTTCTCGAGAACGAGCTGCCCGGCAAAATCAAGATCCTTTCCGAAGGCGTGGAAGGAATCAAGCTGGTGCAAGTTGCGGAGGGATCAATCCATATCAAGGGCGATATCGGCCCGAACCTGAGCGAGATGCTCGACCAGATCGTGGACCACTTCATGAAGCACATCGGAGAGGAAGACGAGCAGGAGGGCGAACAGAAATGAAAACTCTCCTGATCGTGCTAGCAGGGATTCTGGGCGCAGCGCTCGGCCTTTGGGTGATGTACGGCCTTTGCTGCGTCATCTGGGAAATCGTCAAGATCGATACCGAATCGGTCAAAGCGGGTCACGCTCACTACCGGAGGGATTCATGAACAACGGAGAACCGCCAGCGACGAACGACGTACAGGCTGGCGTCGATTCTGAGGGGTTTCCGAGTGTCACGGGTGCGGAAACGCCTTCCGATGCGCCAGAATCGATCCTAGAGCGTTCTGGCGATGTGGTCAAACGAACATATAAACCGGGCGACAACCTGCCAAAGCATCCGCGTGGCAGACCGAGCCGATACCAGAAGAAAGCCGAGAAAAAGGACAAGGCCCGGAATCCCGATCCAGTCAAAAGCTGGGGCGGGAAACGGAAAGGCGCCGGGCGTCCGCGGAAACGCGGGCCTCGGGCCAAGAAACAGACCATGGTCCGGATGGACTGGGAGCTAGCAGCAAAGCTGGAGAGTTTGCCCAAGGGCGAAAGAAGCGAATACCTTCGCCAAGCAGTCGAGCTGATGGTCGATATCCAGTCGCCGGAAAAATTTCTTGCCTCTGGGAGAAAGAAGCGGGAAGCTGAAGACGCTTCAAGCACAAGTCTGTAACGGGACTTAATTCTGGTTAGTGTTTTCTTCGGTTCACTTCTTCTTGAACTTGCATACTCGATTGGCCTCCGGGGGTGGTTCCCCGGAGGCTTTTTTTGTGCCCAGATCCTACTTCGCGTAATGCTTTGCAACGTGATGGATTGCGTGATGAATCACCTGATGGGTCAGCGGGTGCGCTGCTACCATCACCAGAGCGCTACAGCCGGACAACGCCAGCGCGATGAGGCAGACCGCGGCCCGGGTCATTTCCGCCGTCTCCTGCGCAATGCTAGCGTCCGGCAGATCAGGCATTGCTTGTGCCCTTTGTTCCAGCGCCAACTGCCGTCGAGGTAGTAGTGCCCGTTGTTGCAGATCTCCCGGCCTCCTGCTAGCGCCCGGTTCAGGATCGATTCCTTATCGGCCTTGTTCATCGTCATCGTTGCCGCTGGGGCGGAAGAACTTGGTTGCGGCGTAGAAGGTCACGGCCAGCCAGAGGAGCATTCCCAGCCCGAAAAGGAAAATTACGTCGGCCCAATGGGCGATCAGGAGGAGGATGCGCAACTGGCACATTTATCCGCCTCCTTCCTTGATGACGTTCCCTTGCTGGGTGCTGTAGGTGGCTCGCATCGCCTCGGAGTTGATCTCCCGGCGGAAGAGTTCCATTTCCATGATTCTGGCCGCGCCAAGCTCTTCGTGCCTGACCGAGATCTCATTGGCCTCGTTGAAGGCCGCGGCCATTCCGGCGTAGAAGGCGAGCGATATCTCGCGTTCCTGTGCCTTTGGGAGAGCAGCATCCTTGGCGTAGATGTTGTCACGGAATTCCTGCCAGAATTTTTGTGGTCGGTTCATGTTCCCTCAAAGGTGGCTATGCCTTTTTCATCCAGTGATTCAGCGCTGTCAGCGATGGCTTCAACTTGAGCGTAAAAGGTCGGCCATTCACCTTCCTTTGTTGGCTCTAAAGCGGTTGCGATGCGTTCAAGCGCATCGGCAATTCTGGCGATGTTTTTTATCAGGTCTGTTTCGTTCATTTTTAATCACTTAATTTGGTTGGTTTTTTTGCCTCCACTCGCCGTTTAGCCCCCATGTTCACATAAGGGGGCACTAAACGGAGGCGGGTTTAGTATGTTGCTGTGTATTGCGGTTTAGCTTGCTTCCCTAAGTAAATATCGGTTTCGTTTAGTTCTCGTTTAGTAAATCGTTTAGTAAAAGTCACTAAACGAAGTACTAAACGGTCATGTTTTCATGTCATCAAAAAAATCAGGGATCTTTTGAGGCCGAATAATGCCGTCTGGCGGCGATGATTTTGTACTTCTTTCCGGAGATCTCCAGCCAACCTTCATCCGAGGCTTTTTTAGCCATCTGGGACACATACCCGGCTGTCACGTCCATCTCGGCGGCGATATCCCTGTTGTTGTCGATTCCGGCCTCGATCAGTTGCCGGAAGATGTCTAAATTCGACGCCGCATCGACTCTGATATCCACGCCGCCTGTAGCGTCGGGCCTAAACATCCATTCCAAGGAAGCGGGGCATTTGCTGGCGTTGCGCCACTTCTGAAACCTGCTGATGAAATGGGCACCCTCATGCTCTTCCAAGGCGTCTTGGGGAAGGTCCAGACGAATGATCCACGCTGATGGATCTTCGCGCTTGGAATGTCCGCGCATCTCGTTGTTTCGCCCGGCGTGATGGATGAAGATGACGGTGATTCTGGCCCGCCGGAGACGCATTAAAAACGGCGAAATCAGTTCCCATTGCATCCCGTCGTTTTCGTCAACACCAGTGGTCAGCGTCGAAAGGTTGTCGAGAAAAACGACCTTCACCTCGTTCTTGATACAGTACGCTAGCAGGGAATCCTGAAACTCTTTGTCTGCCAGATTCATGATCCGGCCCGATTCATCAAAGAGCAGTTCATGGTTGGTGTACGCTAGCTGGTCGGTCGGAATTCCAAGAACCAGATCGCGGGCCTTGATCTCGGAGGCGTTCATTTCGCCGTCCAGATAAAGAACCTTGCGCGACTCTTTCACCTCCCAGCGTTTTGCGTTTTCGCCCAAGGCAATGCACTTGGCGAGATACATGCCGAGCCAACTCTTGCCAGCACCTCGCTTGGCGAAGATGAAGCCAAGATCACCTTCTCGACAAAAGTTTCCGATGATCATTTTCCGCTCGTGGATTATTCGTGTTGCTAGCTCTGCGCTAGTTAAAGTGCCTTTTTCCAAGGCTTTATCCCATTCCAATATATCTTGATTTGGTTGGGTATCGGTTTCAAAAGGTGGAACATTCGTAGTCATTCGTTGAATCCTTTCAGGAGGGATTGGTCTTCGGGGTGTTGAATCATGAATTCATTGAGATCTTTGCAACCGCCCGGAAGCCGCTGAATCATTCTTTTTACCGTACCGGATTCACGCAAGCGCTCTTTCCACTTCTTGGCCGATTTTTCGCCTTCCTGATCATTATGCGGCAGGATTAAGACAGTCCTACCTTTCAACTTTCTGCTAGCTTCATCACCGATGTTGGTGCTAGCACCGAGCATCGCCACCGGCAGAAAATTAATTTCGCTTTCGGTTGCTAGCTGCAATGCCGCGAAATAATCCGGAGTGCCTTCGCAAAACAGAATATTTTTTACCTCGTTGAGTGCAGTGTTTTCCGTTACTAACCCGTAGCACCAATCCTTACTTGATCCGGAAATCGCAGCTACCTTTTTGCCGCTGGCAACGCACGGTTCGCCGGTAAACGTCTTCCCTTCGGCACCTTTCTTGCTAGCATCGGTCAGGAACCAGAGCAGCTCGCCGCGGTACGTCCCGATTTTCAGCGTTCCAAGGCGCCCGGCCAGATCGAAGACCGCGGGATTCAGGCCGCGCAACATCGCCAGCGACACGCATTCCAGATCGGTCGGCGGTCGCAGATCGTCCGGCCAATCGATCTCGGCTCGCTTGTACTTGGCCGCTGGCGGTGGCGTAGCTTCGCCTATCAGCGCTCCCAGTTGATCAATAGCGTACTGGTTGCCAATCCCCTTGGCTCGCGCCCAGAAGTCCACCACGTCGCCGCCAACGCCTTCCGCCTGATCAAACCAGCGCTGGCCGTCCTTGGCCACGTAGACCGAGAACGAAGGCTTCTTGTCCTCCCGGAAGGGAGATTTACAGGTCCGGCCCGGTGTACCCGGCAGACCTAATATTTTCCACGCCCACTCGATTGAGCAGGACGCACGGATCCGTTCAATTTTTGATGACATCTAATCACTTTCCTGCTAGCTAACGCCCGCCGCGTCGGCGGTTCCTGAGATCGTCAAGTAACCATTTCATTGCCTGAATCAGGTCCGAGTTCCTCCCGGTTCCGTCATCGCAATTCTGAGTGTACCAGCGCATGTAGCCGGGGTCGATCTCTGCTAGCTTTTTCCCCTTGTACTTGCCGAAGGTAAGAACGATTGAGCCGGGCCATTCCATCTGTTCCTGTGGAACCTTGAATTTTGACTCCGGCTCGCTCGGGTCCATTTTCCGCTTGATGCCGCCATGACCGTCCACTCCCCGCTCGCGCAGGGACTGGATCAGCTTCATGGCCGCGGTCGCCCACTCGCCCGGTTGCGCTGCATGATCGAGCGCAAGGGCGAGGAGCTTTTGCTCAAGCTCCGTGAGCACTGGTTTAGTTTTTTAGCTGGATATCGTCCGGCTCAAGATACGAACCAACCTTGTTCCGCTTTTTGCCCTGATACTCTTCGACGATGATATGGGCGAATCCTTCGGCCTCAATCAAATCGGAGGCTTTGACCTCGACCTCTTCATCCGGCAAAACAACCTCGCCAATTGAGGTTCGGAATTGATCGATTTTCCAGCCGCTGCTTTCGGTGAAAACGAGGTTATCGATGGCCAGCCCGCCTTGAGGCAGACGCAACCATAACTCGATCATTTCGTTATTGTTGCTGCTGGTTTTGAGGATGGCTTTCTCGACGGTGAACCTGTAATCACCTTCAGGCAGAACATCCCCGTTTTGCTGACCGCTTTTGTATGTAGGCATAGCTTCCTTTTTTTATGTTTTAACTGCAATCACTTCCCCCGCCGAGTGGCGGGACTTCCTCTTTACTGTAAAATCTTCTTGATGTCCACTGGATTCGTGCGAATCTTGCCCCTGTTAGAAAGCTTCCTTTCTTTCATAAGCTAATCACTTATCCGCCGCCTGAGCGCTCACCCAGAGTCACGCAAAGGCGGCGGTTCCTTTTTCAGGGGTAAGGAAAGCGCTCGGTTAGTACTCCAACCAGCATGGTGGCTCCACCGGCCAGAACTAGCAGGACCAGCGCCCAGAACAACCGCCATTCCATTTTTTTACTCATTGCTCTTTAAAGAATTTTTCGATTTCGTTTGTTGCGTCGGCGTAGTTGTAGCAGACGCGAACCTCGTTCCCGTCTGTTAGCATCTTCGCCACCTGATTTCTTTGTTCTTCTCTGAGTTTCTTTTTCCCGATCTTGAATTCAATCCAGATGATCCGGCTGTTTCGATAAACTCCGAAGTCGGGCATTCCTATCACGAACGGCGATTTCTTGTCCATCGCCGCGTGGTAATACCCGTACTCTTTCCGGTTCAGGTACTGGATGAACAATTCGTGCAGCTCTTTCTCAAGCTGGATCTCCTGCCTCGCCTCAACCTCATCCATCGTTTCAATCCCGTATTTCTCCCGGTCTTCCTTGCTCATCAGCCGGGCGAGGTTTTCGTGAATTACCCGCTTAGGCTCGGCCATTTTTCTTGTCCCTTACCAGACTGGCTTCCTGCGTCTTGACCGTGATAAACGGTGCTAGCACCACGCCTACGTTCGGAGTCGGATTCTGGGAATGGATCAGCTCTGTTTCCTTCACCTTTTCCCATGACGCTTCTATCTTGGTGATGCTGACTGAGACAGCATCCCAGAACGCTTTGGCGCCAATCACCGGGACCACCGCATTCTGAATTTTCTCCGGTTGTCTCAGGATCCGCATCTGCTTCTCGATGATCTTCCAGCCCGGGATAGAGTCCGGATCTTTTGCTAGCACCAGCTTGTAGTATTCCTTGACTTCCTTGATGTATTTCTCCATCCGCTCCAGCCGTGCTAGCAACTTGCCCGCATTTTCCAGTTTTAATTCGGAAGGGTGTTCCGATTTAACCGCTGCTTCCTTGGCAATCGCCGGACAGATCAAAAGCCCGCCGCAATGCTTGCACTGGTCGCCGGTCTTTGGCGGTGAATCCACCTGTGCCAGACTGAGCATGGTCCGCAACTTTACCTCGTAATCTTTCACTTCCTCGCGAGTGGCAAGGTGCGGTTTATAAGTGTAATGCGGCGAGATGATCTGGAACGTGAAATCCAGAATCTGCTCGTCCTCGTTTGCTAGCAGGACTGCTTGACTCCAGAGTTGATCGTTCTCGCGCGGTTCCGGCGCCTTGTTCCAAAGCGATTTGAAATCGACGATGGCCGCTCGCTTGTGATTGGGTGAGATCCGCATATAATCTGGTCGGCCAGAGAAGATCGGCTCGATCTCCTGATGCAACCAAAGGCGTTCCTCGCGGATCACGGTGTCATCGTTCATCGCGCCCCATCCTCCGAGAAATTCCCGGAAGCGTTTCATGATCTTCGAATAATCCATCCGGTCTTGGTCCGTCTCCAGATCAGCCGCGGATTGCTTAAAGATCGCGTCATGCATGGCAGTGCCCTTGTCCCGCCATTCGTCGCCTTTGCCGCCGGATTCCCCGGCCTCCTGCCGCATGGCCCGTGCTTTCAGGGTCATGCGGTGAGAAGCTTGGCATTGCATCAAGCGCTGGACGGCGCTAGCGCTGGGTAAGCTGTCTCGATCATTATCCAATGGAACCTCCTCGATACCGTGGGCAGTAACGGAACCTTTGTGCTGTGTTTTTCCGAATGTGATCCGCTCGCGTTTCGGGCGATAGATGAGCAGGATTGACGCAGTGAGGGTGTCCGCACTCATGATGGATCTCTTTCCCCTTCATCACTGGACCGACAAACAGACCGTAGGAAACCAGATGGCTCCTACGTGCTCTGTCCGCTCCAAACCATCCATAGCCATCTTTGTCGATGCACCCCGTCCAGAGCCAGCACCCATTCCGGTGCAGCTCGACGAAGTTCATGAAGCGGACAACCATGTCGGTCGGATGAAGGCTCTTCCCTCGTCTTCTTACTTGGTCCATCAGGTTGTCGCTCCAGTTGCCGCCGCTGCTTCCGCCGCTTCCTCGGCCTCCGCTTTAGCCTTGGCTTCCTTCATTTCGGTGATTCGCTTGGCTTGGGTCATCACCACGTTCCAGTTCTTGATCAGCGTCTTGATTTTCGCCTCAGGCAGAGATTCAAGTTTGTGCTCCACACCTCTGGGAAAGAGCCGCAAACCATTGACGATCTCGATCAGTAACTCTTCCGAAATATCGGACTTTTCAGACATCCTTTTCAGGTGTTCCAGATCGGTTTCGGTTGACGAATCGACCGGATTTTCTGGTTTGGTTGATTCGACCTTTTCCAATGGAATTTCCTTGGCCGGGATATCGGACGGCGCCGAGATGATCGGATGCTGGTGGGCTTTCGGATCCTCCGGATCCGGCTCGAATGGAACCGTCTCGGTCTTGGGCACTTCACGGTAGCCGCGCCCGGTAGCGATTGAAGGCGCGTCGGTGACCACCTTGACCTCAGGAACCTCGTCGACCAGTTCCTCGGTCAGGTACATGCCTTGCAGCACGTCCGAGAACTCCCGGCGGTAACAGAAGCCGAGCGCACGCCAGTACAACATGCTGTCGGGATAATTGCTCCAGCCGGATCCTTGCTTGCCGGGATAAAGCCCGGCTTGCTTGGCTTCCTTGATGGTGAAACTCCAAGTGGCTGGCTTGCGATCCTTGCGCTGAACCGTGACGCTGCATTTCCGGGCCTCGCTGTCGCCAGTGTATTCGTGCGATTTATCGACCAGAAGGCCGGACCGCTCGACCAGCGCCGATGCTAGCGCACCGTTGATGCTGGTCTTGTTGTTGATCACGCTGATGTTCTCGAGCGCTTCAAACATATCCAGCCCAAGGCGTCTACCCTTGAGGATGATCAGGTTGATCTGGGTCGGGTTGCCGAGCTTGGTAATCCCGGCGTCCATGATCTGTTTGGAGATCCGTGTTAGCTGGTCCCACTGGGTGTAGACCAGTTCGCCTTTGTCTGAGATGGGAATTATCTGTGTGTCTTGGTTGGTCATTTAGTCTTTCTGCTAGTCTCGAATTGAAACGGTGTGGTTATCTTGTCGTTGTGCTCGTAATGCTCTATTAGCAATGTTGCGCACATCCTGAAGTACGCCGACATACTCTCGAATTGATAGTGTTCGGCGGCTTTCCTGAACGGCTCTTTCTGCTGTTCAGGTATCCAAACGTTAGTTAATGATGGCATTACCCCACTTTGTACCACAGGGAGCAACGTGGACGCAAGGGGAGTCTTGAAAAATCAGGAAATTTTCTAGCGGCCTTTCAGCTTTTGCGCGATTTGCTCGCGTCGAGCTGCTTCTTTGGCCGCGGCGTAATCGGCGCTGATATGCATCCCGGTGCCTCCGGTCAGGCCGATGGCTATTGCCTTTGGGTCAGTGCCCATGATGATCAGCGCTTTGATGATTGCCGTGGAGTCCGTGGCGCTAGCACCTTGGGTCCGAAGCTGGTCGTAAGCGTACCTGATCGGGCCTTGCAACGGGATCGGCCCGTGTGACAGCAGGTATTCCGGCCAGCCGTATGGCGGTTTGTTCTTCTGGATCTTCTCATGGATCCACGGCAACGGTCTGCCGAATAGGTCGTGTCCCTGAGCTGTCTCCATTCCGGCGCCGATAGCTGGGTTAGTCTTGTACAATCCATACTTGCCAAGCTCTTCAGCTACCTGCTCAAACTTGCTTTTGCCGTGCGAAAGTTTGCTGATATCCTTGCTGTTCCCAAAGGTCACCGCCAAGATTTTGCCCAAGGTCTTGATCTCGGAATGCATCCCCGGTATCGACCATTCCAATCCGCCGCCTTTGAAAGCGAGGAAATCGCTTTTGGTCGGGTCGGTGAAGTTAATCTTCTCTTTCTGGTTGGTCGCCTGAAGCAAGCCTTGGTTCACTGCTAGCAGACCGAGGCCGCTGCCAAGGTATTGCATCCCGCCGCTTAACCGGGTCCATGCCGCGGCTTTCTCGCCGGGGCTGGCATTCTTCCAGTCGCCAAAGGTCTTCACTGTCTTGACCGGATCCGAAAATATCCGGTTCAGCTTGCTCTGTGTTAGCTTAGGCCCGAATAGCACGTTGCCGCCGAGATTACTGATCGGGCCTTTGGCAGATCCGGTAGCGTGGTTGGCCCATTCGGCCATGTTTTTTCCGATCTCAAGCACCTGAGGCTCGCTCATCCCCGGCTTGATGTATTTCTCCATTTCATGGTTCCACAACTCAAACCGCATGGTGGTCAGGATCGACCATGCCCGTTCGCTGGGACTGCCTTTGGCGGTGCGGTTGACCAGATCTGTCCGGTGCGCCCGTTCGCCCACGTCAAGCCCGCTTCGCAGCGCAGTGTCGAAGAGCGGTTGCCGTTTCATGGTGTCCAGTAGCCGTTCGGTAGCCGCTTTGGACCATGACTTGGTGTAGGTGTTCATCAGACCGCGGAAGAACACGCCCCAGCTAGCAGGACGCAGCGCCAGATCGCCGCCGTGGGTCACCGGGAAGACAATGCTATGGCCGAAGACCGCGGCAGATCTGGGAGCGTCCCAAACTCTTTTGATTCCCTTCATTACCGGGTGCATATCCCGCTGCCCGGCAGCGTCCTTGGCTGTCAGAACAGTTTGGCGCCGGTTGTATTGCGCTTTCCATGCGGCGTTGGACAGTTGCCGGAACGGCGTCTTGCGACCGCTCAGGATATCATTGATCCATTCCGGCTTGGCTTGTCCGGCAAAGAAATGCTGGTTGATCGCATCATGGATCTTATCGAACGGCAAACCATGATCGATGCCGTTAGCTTTCGCCCATTTCCAGATGGCTATCCTCTCATCGTCGGTGACCGGAATTGGACCTGAGTAGCATGGCATAAAGCTAGACCGGACAAGGCTCGACCTTCATCCGTTTCATGATGTTCTCGCGGACCTGATCTGCTGTCGGCAAAAGGCGCCGGGCACTTTGCCGCTCGATCTCAGCCGAGAGATTATTCAATGCCGCCGTCTCAGCCGCGGAAGAATCCCGGACCTGTTTAGCGACCTTGCGCAACATCGGTTCTGCGCTAGCAGGAGGCGGCTTGCCGACATCGCGCAAGTAGGCGTCACGCAATCCGTTGAAGGTGGATAAATCGACCGGGATTTCGCCCTGTAAAGTCATGCCTTGAGCGTGCCAGTCGTTCTTCAGTTTGGCTACGGGCCCGTTGTGGAAATCGGTGAGATCATTGAAGGCATCGTTAGCCGCGGTCTTGAGCTGAACGTTTTTCGGGTCGGCTTCCGATGCTAGCGAAGCTTGCTGAGATCGCTGGCTTAACCGGGCTTCTTCGGCCCGGATCGCTGATGCTTGCGCGACCGGATCGCCGCCGCGATTGCTCATCACGTCGCTGACATGCTGGTTGATCTGTTCCGGACCCATCTTCATCCCTCGAGCTATCATCTGTTCCTTGGTCACGCCGGTTCCCGGTTCGACCGGCCCCAGATCGCCGCTGGCCATCCGTTCCGAAGTGAACCTGTTAGCAATCTTCGATACCCATGGCTCGGATTCGCCCGCCGCTGCCGTGCTAGCCCCGTTGGTGCCCAAGGAACCTTCCTTGTGCAGTGCCCCGGCCACGTTTGAATTCTCGATCTCGGTCTGCTGCGCTTGTGTCGCCTGTGCTTTGGCGATCTCGGCTTGCTGCATCTCGGCGCTGTCGAGAAAGACGCCGCGCTGATTGAAATCGGTCGGCGGCTGAAGTTGCTCGGCGGCTTCCTGTACCTGTTCAGGGGTGCCGGACGGCAATGTTCTGGTGGCTTCTGCTAGCTCCGATGGCGTAAACGAAGTTCGTTCAGTGCCTCTGGAGACAATCGGATCGGGCTTGTACCACGGATAAGTGGTGGTGTCGCGCACGTCAGGCCCGGTAATATCCGCTCCGGTGACCGGCGTTTTGACTGGCAGCGGAGGCGGTCGGACTTCCGGCGCGGCTTCCGGTGCGGCTTCCGGTACAGGCGCCCTTAGTTCGCCAATGCCGTGAAGACCGCCAACGACACCACCTTGAATCGCTCCTGCCAACGCTGCTTGTCCCAGATCCTCTCCTGCCGGGCGTCCTTCAGCGACGTTGGTTGCCGCGGTCGTTCCCACGTTGATGCCCATGTTGGATAGCGCACCTATTCCAACCTGTGCTAAGGCCCGGCGCCACGGACTTGCGACCGCTTTCAGTAAAGCTCCGGCGCCATGCGTCATCAGGCCCGCGGCCACGGTGTTCCCGGCAACCTGTGCTAGCGCTGACATGGCCGATTTATCGTCGAGTGTCGCCTCGTCCCAGTCGGGATGTTCCTTGGCCATCCGCGCCCGCGTCTGTTCGGCGGCTTGCGCTGCGCCGATAATCGGGATGCCGTAATAGGCCATCAACTGTTCGGGCACTCCTCCCAGACTGGCGATAGCTTCTCCGGCGCTGCCTTTCAGCCGTGGATCCGTGGTTCCGGCTTGTTCGGCAAACGCTCTGGCGTCCGCTAGCTTCTTGGCTTCTGCCGCTTGAAATCCGGGGTCGGCCAGATGGTCAATGGCTGTTAGCACGGCCATCGGATCGTTGCCTCGTTGTCCTGCCTGAGGCGCAGGAAGTTGCGAAGCGATGAACGGTCCCTGCTGTTCGCGCGGCAATGCGTGGACTTTGGCAAGGAACGCTTGCTTGTCGGCGTCACTGGCGCCCGGCATCACGTTATCGAAGAAAGCGTTGACCTGTTCTTTGTCCGGCGATTGCTGGGCGAAGACCGGCGCTAGCTGGGCGAAGCTGCCGGTAAGCTGGTGCCAGCCTTCCGCCCCGATATCCATAACGCTGGAATCTTCCTGCGATTTCTTCCATGCCACGTCCGGCGTCATGTCCGGAAACCGGCGCTGCATCTCCTGCGTAATCGTGTTCTGCAAGCTCTTCTTGAAGCTAGCAACCACCTGAGGATTCATGCCTTTGGGTGGATCGGTATCCAGTTGCTTGTAGAACTGGATCAGGTTGCCAGACTGCTGAAGGCTGTCCTGCAACTTCTGGGTGTCGGCAGTGGCTTGTGTGGTTTCCGCCGGAGACGGCGGCGTGGCGCCCACGGCAGATTCGGGAACCAGTTCGAACTGTCTGCCGCCCCTGCTAGCTGGACCAGTTCCGGGTGTTGCTGCCGGTTTAGGACGGGTATCGGCGCCGGTCATTAATTGCCGCTGCTCGGCAATAAATGCCTGTGGATCCTTCTCCACATCCGGCCCGGCGTTCGGGATGATCTTGAATCCGTAAGTCTGCTCGCCGGTATTGCCCAGAAGCCCGTGCAATTTCTGGGTGAAATCCGCTGCTACCCCGCGCTGGGGCGAGGTGTCGCCCGGACCCAGATCGACGATAGGAACCAGCATGTGCCGCCCGTCCTGCGTCATCACATCGACACGCGCTTGCCGCCACGCTGCCGGGTTAGCACCGATCTGCTGGCGCAACGCCTGTTCCGGGACCGCAATGCCAACCAGATCGGGATCATTGGTGCTGATGGTGCCCAGCCGCGGAGCTCCGACTCCCGGATCGCCTTTATCCTTGTACCCGAAAGTGGTGGCTTTGCCGGTGACATACCCTTGGTCGCGGCCGGCTGTGCTAGCATCACCTGGCGCGCTAGCAGGACCACCAACGCCGCCCCATTCGAAGTGTCCGAGATCGCCAAACCGTTCGCCGCCGTAGATGTGCCATTTCTGTTCAGCCGCTTGCAATGCGCCGGGATTTTGCTGGATCCATTTCTGGAAAGCCAGTGAAACCACGTCGCGCCCTTCCTGACTGACATCGATGGCGCCTCCATAAGCGTGTTGCGATAAGGTGTTGGTCCCGGCAATCACCCGGTTGTTCCAGCCTCCGGCGGAAGTGATCGGGGCGCCTTGATCTGCTAGCTCGCTCAAAAAGCCTTGAAAATAGGGAGCCGCATACTGGTGAACCTTCCACTTCTGGTCACCGACACTCACCGTTGTCAGGCGTGCGTCGTTGCTGTCAACGATAGGCGCTGACCCGGCTTTACTGAGAAAGTTAGCAACGCCGGTCGGATCAGCTTGAGGTGTGAGATCAGGTTTAGGGCTTGGTGTCGGCGCCGGACCGGGCACTGGTGGCGCCGGAGCTGCCCCGCGCACTGGCATCCCGAAGACCGTGGCTGGCAAAGAGGGAGTGGAGGGGGGAGCTGAAATTTCTGGAATTTTTTGTGGAGCAGATGCGACTTGATCGGCAGCAGTAACCGGCTGGGCTTTTTCGACCTGTGCTAGCTGGTCCGGTGCGGGCTGAACCTGCTTGGCCGGGTGCCAAGGCAGACCCACCAGTTCGCCGCGCTCGACCTGATCCAGTTTGTCTGGTGCTGGCTGGCCCGGTGCCGCTGTTCCTTGGACCGTCGTTTGAGGCAGAGTAACATCACCCGGTTTGAACGCTTCCTTGTCTGCTGGTGTCGCCAGTTCGGCGTGCGGGACTTTCTGATCTTGATCTTGGACATATCGCGTGCCGGTTTCAGGATCGGTCTGGATGTCTGCCGGTTGCGTCGGGGATTCAGGGGTCGGGGTCGGAACGACCAGCGGTGTAGCCGGTGCTGGCGTCGGTGCTGCTGGTGCGGGTTTCGGTGCTGCTGCTGCCTCAGGAATGAGTTCGTATTCCTGCCCTTTCTTTTTCCCGATGTCGATGGGCGCGGGCGCGGGCGTAGGGGTAGCGTCCGGCTGATCGCTGCTAGCGTCCGTGGTGTCGGCAGGTGCATTGATGGCGTCAGAGAGATCGGGAGAACCGGCCAGCGCATCCGCGGCCATTCTCTTCCTCAACTCCTCGGCCAGATCCACCGCCATGCTAAGAGCCTTTCACGCCGATCATGTACTTTTGCTTGGTCACCGGGTCGACCACCCATGTTCCCTGAGGCAACGACCTGACTTGCAGCTTGGAGGTCATCGGCAACGGGTTATCCTGTGTGCCTTGCCCGCCCAGATCCGGCTGGTACGGTATCCCGGCTTTGCGTTTGTATGCATTTACACGCTGCGTAAAGAGGTCACCTTCGGCCTTGGGAATAGTCAGCTCAGGCGGCGGTGGCAGCGGATTGCCGTTAGCATCGGTGCCGCCGGATCCTTTGCCGGGTACGATATAGTTCCCGTTAGCATCGACTTGCGCGTTGTTGGCGAACTTATGGAAGGTGCCGTTACCATGCAACGCCTCGAAGTCAGTCTTGATCTGGGTCGCGTCATCAGTGCTCTCGTCGTTCTCAACATCGCCTGAACCGGCCACGTACTTCTGTGGTTTAGCAGCAGCAGTTTTACCGCCTGAGGCCGGAGGAGCATTGATGCCGCCGCCGCCCGGTTGATTCCACAGGCTGTTTCCACTGACCTGAACACCTTGCGGTGCTGGCGTGGCTGGCTTGGCGTAGATGCCGGTGTTGGAATTCGATGCTAGCTGGTCGGCGTACTTGGCTTGCTGGATCTGGTTGGCCAACTGATCTTTCTGGAACTGCTGCTGAAGCTTCATCCCGGCCACGCCGCCGGTAAACGGCGTTGGATCCTGTGTGCCGCTAGGATCGTTAGCTGCCGTGGGATTCAGGTTGTCGCTGCCGTCCGGCAATGGGTCCGGGTCCGGATCTGCCGCTGCTTGCGCGTTAGCAGCATTGGTTGATTGCTGGTTCATCAAGGCGTTGGCCGCGGCGTCTTGCCGACTGGATTGGATCGCGCTTCCCACGCTGCCGAGCACTTTTCCTATGGCTTGCCCGACCTGCATTCCGCGGGTCACGTCGTTGATTGAGTCCGACCGGCGTCTCGGCGTGACCAGATGAAAGAAATTGGATCCTCCAGATGAAGCCATATTAAGGGGGTGTGAGGTAGCTCTTCAGCGGTTTGGTGATGTTGTTGATCGTCCCTCTTTTCAGAGGTTGAACCACCGGCTTGGTCGCAAACTGTTTCAAGGTTTGCTGCGGTGTTAGCACCGGAGGCGGAACGATCTTGGCCGGTTTAACTTTCGGAATGACGAACGGTTTTGCAGGTTTGATTGGCATAACGTCCTAGAGATAACTCTTTTTCTTTTTCGGGTTTCTCGCGAAGTCCTCGAGCTGTTTCTCGCTCATCTGGCTCGCGACCTTTTTAGCCTCAGGGAAGGTCTTGGCGCCACGTTTCGCTGCTAAGGCAGCGCCCATTAACCGCCTCTGGCTCTGTGATTTGCTTGGCATGATTGGCTTTTATGCAGGTTTTTATTCAGGAATAATATCCGCCCAGACCTCCGGCGATAGCGCCGACTGCACCGCCGATCACCGTGCCGACACCGGGATAAGCTGCGGTCCCTGCCGTCGCCCCGCTAGCAGCGCCGGAGAGCGCACCGCTAGCTGCGCTGACCGCCTGATTCTTGGTCGATCCGGCAGCTCCCCCTCCATAGGCGTTGTTCAGGGAGTTGAAATAGTTCTGGGATTGGGCGCCGATATCGAGTCCGTACTGTGGCGCTTGCTGAGAGGTGCCCAGCGTCCCGGTGCCAAGGCTGGCTGGATTATAGACCGGGCCTCCTTGCGCGGCGTTAGCAGCAGTCGCTTCTGCATTGCTCAGGTAGGATGCGCCTTGCTGGTACGGCGTCTGGCCGGAACTCAGGTACGAAAGAGCGCTCTGCTGGGCGTTGGCTTTGTTCTGCTGGCCTTGCTGGTAGAGCTGCATTGCGGTGTCGCCAAGGCCGAGTCCGGCGCCGAGATAAGATTGTTGACCTTGCAATGCCGCTTGCAACTGCTGCTGGCGTTGCAGTTGAAGAGCTTGCCCGGCTTGGCCGGTGGTCATCGCTTCGACCGCGGCTTGGCCGCTGCCGTACAGGTTGCCGCGATCCGCTTGCGCTTTGCGGGCTTGCTGTTCAACCTGCATCTGGGTAACCGGATCGAGCTGCGAACCTAAAGCGTTCTGGGCTTGCATCTGCGACAGATACGAATCCATCGAGGTCGCCAGCCCCTGCCGCTCGGCATATTCGGTCGGGTCAACCTGTTTGAAAGTGTCGAGATAGCTCTGGTACTGAGCTGCGGTCGGGTTAGCCGCTTGGGTAGGGTCGGTATAGCTGCTAGCAAGCTGGTTCCGGAGCGCTTCGCTGACCGGATCGGTCTGGGCTTGCTGCTGCAAGGCCCGTTGCTCCGGCGTCAACGCGGCTTGCGCCACTCCGGCTTTCACCTCGTCCGGGTGCTGCGCTTCGTACATCGCCACTGCCGTGGCTGGATCGACGTTGGCGCCAAACCCTTGCTGGTTCGCCCAGTTGATGGCGTTCTGGGTGGAAACACCGCTAGCGCCGAAGTTCGGGTTCTGGGTCGTAAAATACGACATCGCCGTGTTGTCATCCGGAGCGGCGGATCCGTGAGTCGCCAAGTAATAGTACTGGGCTTGTTGCGGCGTGACCGTTGCTTGGCCCGTCGATGATGACATGATTGAAGATGACGGATTTGCAAAAGGGTCAGTTGCTGCCATAGGTGCGCTTTGGGTGGTGGGTGCTGCCCCGGTGAGATAGCTCTGCGAATTGTCGATGGTGCCGGTTTGGGGAGCGGTCGATCCGCCTTGCTGGCCCGGCGGCGTGATGCTCATTCCGGCCATGATCCCGTTGTCGATCCAAGACCGGATCGTTCCGGCGTTGGCCGATGCTCCGGTGGGAACGATCTGCTGATCGCCGTTGGAATCGTAGAAAGCTTTCCCTTGGTTCTGGGCGAGCCAATTCGTCAACTGAGTATCACTCATGCCGGAGTCCGGCACGCTGCTGGCAAGAGTGATTTGCTGATTGGCGGTAGCCATTTTACTGGGTCAAATAGCTGGTCGGAATCGCGTAAGGAAGGCCGGTCATGGCGCTAGCATCGGACGGGTGCAGGACCGGCTGGGTGCCGGATTTGTTGACTGCGCCAACCGAAAGCATCCCGGAAAGCGATTGCGCGTTGCGTGCTAGCGCTACCGGGTCCGGCAGATCCTGTGATCCGGGCACGGCATAAGTATTGGACGGCGTGTTGTAGGCGAAAGCGGTCGGGTTGACGCCGTAGAGCTTGCCTAGCCGCGCGTTAGCAGCATTCATCCGCATCTGCCTCTGGGCATAAGCTTGCGGGTCAACGCTGCTCTGGATATCCATCTGCTGCTGGGCGCCTTGCTTGGCCGCACGGCCCGCTAGCGCTTGCTGGGCTTGCATTGCTGCCGGTCCCAGCGAGATGGTGTTGATCAGGTTGCCGTACTGGTCGACTGGCTGATTGGCGACGGACATCATTTCGCCAGCGGCAGCGGTGCCCATGGCGGCTTGGGCGGCTTCGCCCGGGTGAACTACATCAGGCGTTTTCTGTGATCCCATAACTTATTCTCCGTGCTAGCTTTCTGAATTGGTCCCAGCGGAACATCCGCGGGCATCCGTTTTCCGTCCGTGTTCCGCGTTCCCACATCACGATCTTTTGCGGCCCCCAAAAATCGGTCAGACTCTCGCAGAGTTGCCCGGTGGTGATCGGGTCGCTGGAAACCAGCAATTCGATCATGCAAAACTCGCCGCAAGGATCGTGAACGTTTTGCTCTGTAAATTGTTCAATCTTCCG